GGTGTTGATGTTAAAAGACTTAGAAAGTCACCAAACGTTTGGTCACAAGATGCCATGTTAAAAAATGCTATGAGTGCTACCATGAATAAGAAAGATACAGACATGGTGAACGAATATCTAAGTGAGATAGGACGAGTGTTTAATAGAATAGCAGGCTCTACACTAAGACAACTTGAAGCTAACAAAGACTTAGCTCAACATATCGAACAACATTCAAATACTTTTGTAAGAGCTGGTCAAATTCCGCCAGATCCTAAAAGGCGTGTAACAGCTCTAATGAGATTTATTAACACTAAATATAAAAAAGAAATTGCTTCAAGAAAAACCTCAAAAGGAAAAGCTGGACAACAAAAAAAGCTTGATGCATTATTAGATTTCTTTTCACCACGTAACAGATCGAGCCTAGAACAAATGTTTGATCTACAAAGACTTATTGTTCTTGTAAAATTAAAACTTATAAATATACTAAACCGTCTTAATAAGTTAGATACATTTGTTAAGACTAGAAATGGATTTAAAACAACAGGACAAGAAGGCTACGTAGCAATAGACAGACTTGGTGGTGATGCGGTAAAGATTGTTGATAGATTAGAATTTTCATACAACAACTTTTCGCCTAATGTATTAAAAGGATGGGACAAAGCCGGGAGATAAAAATGAGTTTACCTAAGAACTTAAAACTAACAGATTTAATTCTGAAAGAACCTGTAGACTTTAAAGCTATGGGTCAAGACGATCAGATTAAATATCAAAGACATCGTAGAAGAACCAGTTACACCGGTGGAGAGTCTGTTGCATTTACAGCTGGTTCTAATAAAAGAAACATAAATCCAGAAAACCTTACTCGAGAAGATATAAAGTTTTTAAAACAGATGTCGAAAGATGATCTGAGAGAAGCACTTACACTTATTCAAAGAATAAGACGAGGAAGGATGTTAAAAAGAATTAAAGCAAAGATACAAAGAGGAGCAAGACTTGCAAGAAGAAGAGTTGCAAACCTGGCAACATTAACTAAGAGAGCAAGAAGAGCAGCTCGTAATCTTATTCTTAATAAAATAACTAAGGGTGTTAAAAAAGGAGATCTTCCTTTTGCACGTAGACAGGAATTAGAAAGAAGATTAGAAAAACCTGCTATTGCAAGAAGACTAGCTACAATAGCAAAAAGATTAATACCACAAATGAGAAAAGCCGAAATACAAAGAAAGCAAGCAGCGAGGGCGAAGAAATAATGATAAAAGGTTTTAGTCAATTTTTAGTTGAAGAAGAAAAGAATGTTTTCTTCACGTTCGGCAGAATGAATCCGCCGACAATTGGTCATGGTTTACTTATTGACAAACTAGCTTCTATGTCTAGTCGTAATCCTTACAGAATATACTTATCACAATCACAAGATTCTAAAAAGAACCCTTTGTCGTATAATGATAAGGTTAAATTTTCTAGAAAGATGTTTCGAAAACATGCTAGATCAATAATGATGAACAGAAAAGTTAAGTCTGTTATGGACGTCGGTACAGCATTATATGATGAAGGATTTAGAAGTATAACAATGGTAGTGGGTAGTGATAGAGTAAGAGAGTTTAAAGTATTATTAAATAATTACAATGGTAAAAAGAGTAGACACGGTTTTTATAACTTTAAAGACATTAATGTCATGTCTGCTGGTGATAGAGATCCAGATAGTGATGATGCATCAGGTGCATCTGCCACTAAGCAAAGAAAAGCAGCAGTAGATAATGATTTTGTTAAATTTTCACAAGGTCTTCCAAAAGATTCTTCTAATAAAGATGCAAAGGCCTTGTTCAACGCAGTGAGAAAAGGAATGGGATTGAAAGAAGAAACAGATTTTAGAAACAACGTTAAACTTGATACTGTATCTGAAATTAGAGAAAAGTTTGTCAATGAAGACATTTATAATATTGGCGATCAAGTAGTAATTAAAGAAACAGATGAAGTTGCAACTATATCACATAGAGGATCAAACTACGTGATATTGGAAAAAAGTGATAATACGATAGTTCGTAAATGGCTTGATGCTGTTGAAGCACTTGACGCAAAAGGAATACAGGCTGTAGGTTGGAATGATTACAAAAAGAATTCTAAAAAGAGCATAGATCCTTCAAAGCCAGGTGAAGGAACAAATGCAAGTGCTATAAAAGCTATGAGTATTACACCAGGACAGGCTATGGCGACAATAATGCCAGGAAATAAATTAAACTTTAAAAAGTTTACTGAAGTACAAGATCCAGTTAAAATCGCCAAAGACAGAGCAGCAAGGAGAAGTGGTATTGCTAATAGAAGAAAAGCTGCAGTTGATAGAAGAAACGACGCTGCTATTGATAGAGCCATAATGGTAAAAGCAAGAATGAAGACAAGGAATAATTAAGGGAGAAAATTATGTCTAAACTAAATATATTTGAGGAGTATGCAGATCTTTTTGAAGCAGAAGATATCGATCCAAAAGAATATGATTACGAAGGAGAAATGGCAAAAGACCAATTGGTAACAATGGCTGATGCTGCATCGGAGCTACACGATATGTTAGACGATACCGAAAATCTCCCTGAATGGTGTCAGAATAAAATATCAAAAGCAACCGACTATATTGATACAGTTAGAGACTATATGCTAGCAAAAAAGACAAAAGCCGGTGGAGATGAACTCGATGATATCGAAAAAGACATGAAAGAGTATAAAGAACTAAATCCTACAAAAGCAGTTAATAAGATGGCCAATGCCTTAGCTAAGAAAGTAAAAGGTATGAAGAAGAACGAAGATAATGTCGATGAGATCTCAGTAGCCGCGAGAAACAAATATTATGATAATGCTAAGAAGGATATAGAACGTGCGAAAAGTTCAGCGGTCGGTAAGATTCTTAGAGGAAAAGAAGCAGATGGAACTCGTCATGATCATTCTATTGAGCTTAGAAGAATTGCAAGACGCGAAAAAGGTATAAAGACTGCTAAGAATCAAGCCATTAAAAATATCAGAAAAGAATTGTATCCAAAGAAAAAGGCAAATGAAGCTACAACAAATGAAATCTCAAAAAAGACAGCTGGTAGTTATATCAAGAAAAGAGTTTATGATGTTGGCTCTGCTGCTGGTAGAATGGGAGCAGATTTCGGAATAGGTCCTGAGGAAAAGAAAAGAAATAGAAATAAAGCTGTTAGTCAATATGTGAAATATCAAAAAGGTATGAACAGAGCTGTAGATAAACTTACAGGTAAGGCTAAAGTTCCAGCGACTGAGAATGTTAGTCCAACATTAGAACAATGGAAGCAAAGGTTATCAGAATCAGTTGTTACAGAAAAATTAAAAGTATCTGATGGAATGGGTGCATGGGTAAAAGACTTTCAAAAGAGTGATGCTCCACAGTTCAAAGGAAAGAATGACGAAGAAAGAAGAGACATGGCAGTAGCCGCATACTTATCAGCTAAACGAGGAGACTAAAATGATTGATAATGAAGATAACGAAATTAATAATAAAATATATGCTGCTTATAAGTTGGCTACTCAAGGCTCGACGGTCGACCAGCAAAGAAGTGAGATTGAAGAAAAAATAAAAGGTCTGCAGTCAGATCTTGAAACGTTAAATAAGATTACACCAGAACCACAAGGAGAAGGGAATGAAGACGTTTAAAACTTTTTTAGAAGGAAGTGAATCTTGGGAGAAAGGTTACAAACGTAGAGTCGTAAGAACTACGAAACCTGAACACAAGGCTAAAGGACACAACTGGAGAATCAAAGGAAAAGATCGTCCAGAGATCTCTATAAAGCTTTACAAGAGTAAACCATCGCAATCAGAGTTTAACAAACAAATGAAAAGGGTAGCAGGTCATGAGTTCGGAGGTTAAAAAATTTAAAAGATTTTTAAATATAGATGAGTACTGCGAAGACTGTAATCTATATGAAGATCTTGAAATAACAGAAGCTGAGTATCAAGGAAAGAAAGTTAATCTAAACGATCCGATACGAACTTCCGAGAATCCAAACAAGAAGTTTAAAGTATATACTATGGGCCCTAACGGGAAAGTTGTGGTCGTAAGGTTCGGTGATCCAAACATGGAGATAAAAAGAGATGATCCAAAGCGAAGAGCTTCTTTTCGAGCAAGACATAACTGTGATAATCCTGGGCCAAAGTTTAAAGCACGTTACTGGTCATGTTATCAATGGAGAGCAGGTAAAAAGGTAGACAACTAATGAAAACATTTTCTAGCATAAGACAAGAACTGATTAAATTAGATGAAGATGGACCTTGTTGGGACAGCCATAAGCAAGTTGGTATGAAGAAAAAAGGAAACCGAATGGTTCCTAATTGTGTTCCAAAAGAAGAGAAAGAAGATAATACATCGTCTCCTCAAGATCCTGACATTAAAGGTAGAAAAGGATCTCAACCAAAGGGTTATCATGCAGGACTTAAAAAATCTACTAAGATTGCAAGAGACAGACAGTTTAAGAAGCAAGCCAAACTACCAGCACACATGGCTAAAGATGCGCCTGGTGAT